CCTTTTAGATAAGATTGATGAGTTATTGAATAAGCCAGAGAAAGACCAATTAAAAAATAAAAAGGTACTAGAAGCGGAACCGATAAACTTTTTGCGCGGATGTACTTGGAGAGATAAGGTGGTTATTGTGGATGAGGCTCAGAATATGAGTGTGCGTGAATTGACTACTGTTTTGACTAGGATAGGTCGTGGTGCGAAGTTATTTATATGTGGTGATAGTTTGCAGAGTGATATTCGGAGTAGTGGTTTTGATAAGTTGAAGAATTTATTTAAAGATAGTGTTAGTTCCAAAAAAGGGGTGTATAGTGTAGAATTTGGGAAAGAAGATGTGATAAGAGATAAAATTATCAGTTATCTTGTAGAAAAAATTGAATTATTAGCCCCAAAACAATAAAATTTGATATGAATAAAGTTTTCTGTTCTTCCTGCGGCCACAAAAATGTGTATGAAGTGGTCAAACCAAAATTTTGTGCGGCGTGTGGCACTCAAATTGGAGTTGTTGCGGCTACTCCAGCGAAAAGAGAAGTGGTAGCAGAGATTGAATATAAAGAAGATACTCCTCGCTCTTTTGATTTGCGGAGATTAAAAAACGATATTGTGGCTGAAGCTAATACAAACAAAACAACATTAACAGACTTATGGAAATCTGCTACTCCTGAAGATGCTAGCGGGGGTAAGTTTTCTAGGCCAGCGCCCAACTTACCTGATGGTGAGGCAATGATTAAACAAAGCCAAGCAGATTGTGCATCTTCTAGAGTTCAAGATATTGATGGATAAAAGGTATGAAGACCTTGTTCCAGAAATTGAAGAGCTTTTAAATAGATACAGGGCTAAATGGCAACTTAACTCCATAGCTTGGTTGGATTATGATGATGTTTCTCAGATAATCCGCACTCATATCTATAAGAAGTGGCATTTGTGGGATCAGAAGAGAGCATTTAAGCCTTGGGCTTCTATGTTGATTAGTAATCAGATAAAGAATCTGATAAGGAATCACTATGGAAACTTTGCAAAGCCGTGTTTGCGGTGTTCTTTTTATTTGGGGGGAGATGAATGTGGTTTTACAAAGAGTAAAGAGCAGGATGAAGAGTGTGAGGATTTTGCTAAATGGAAGAATAAAAAACAAAATGCTTTCAACTTAAAAATGCCAGTATCTTTGGATTCATTAATATCTGTTAAAGATAGAATAAATGAAGATGAGTTGGACTATGATAAGAAAGTGGGCAAGATACATGATTTAGTAATGGATCAATTAAATGAAAAGCACAAAGAAATATATAAGCTTTTGTTTATAGACCATGAAGATGAAGTGAAGGTGGCTAAGAAGTTTGGGTTTAAGCGAGATACAAGTAAAAGAAAAACACCTAGATACAAACAAATAAACAATCTTAAGAAGAAGTTTTATAATATAGCAATAAAGGTGATAAAAGAGGAGGATTTATAATGATATACGATTTAACAGAGGGGCAGAAAGAAGAGATTTTAAAACTGTTTAAAAAGAACCCAGATTTAATGTTTATAACCCGCAAAGTATTTAATGATGAGACTATTGATGGGAGGTCTAAACAGGGTAGGGCAGTAAGGAAGTTCTTAGCAGAACAAGATAAAAAAGCAAATACATCACTTGCCCCCAAAGTAGAGCAAATTCATTTAACAAAAGAACAAAAAGAGTTCTTGATGACTGACAATATTGAGGTTGGCATGAATGCGCTAGAAATAGCCCGACTCACTTTTAAGGATCGTGATGTCCAGCCATTAAGCATGAAGCATAGAATCATTGTTGATTTTTTAAAAACTTACAGGCCAGAGATTGTAGATGATAATGAGATCGTTACAAAAGAGAAGTGGACTCCACCTAAATCTATAAACAGAGCTATTGTTAAGATAAATAACTTCTGTGGTACTACTTTAGAGGAACTAAACCTCCAAACAAAACAAAAAAAACTAGTAGAGCAATTAATTCTTTATTTTAAAAGCCCCCGTTTTAACCATTTTATTAATCAGTATGTTACTCTAGCTGACAGAGACTTGTTTGAAAGTGAGTTTGTCCGTGCTGTTTGGGACAAGCCAGATCTCACTAACGACGAATTGAATCTGTATGTGACTGTGTGTGCCAACTACGTGCGCCAAAAACACATCCAGCAGCGCATTGACAAGCTTAATGCGCTACTAGACGACCAAGATAACGAAAGGGACATCACAATGCGTCTGACGGAGATTATCAAGGCGACTAGTGAAGAGCTTAACCAGTGCGAAAAGCGGATTGAATCCTTGACAAAAGACTTGAATGGTTCTAGAACTGCGAGACTGAAGGCTAAAGGAGAGGAGAATGGATCTATCTTTGCTTTGGTTGAAGCTTTCCAAGAGCGTGAAGAACGTGATCGTATGATCATGATGGCTGAACTTCAAAACAAATTAATTGAAGAAGAGGCAGATAGGCTTGAGAGTATGGATGACTACAAAGCACGAGTGCTTGGAATATCTAAAAAAGAAATATTATGAGTGAATTTGTTTGCAGAGAGTGTGGTAAGTCTTTTGAGAAGCGTAGGGGTTTCCACGCACACCTCAAGGCACATAGTACTTCCATTGGGGAGTATTATGTAGAGCATTATGCAAAAATAGACTTATACACAAAAGAACTCCTTCAATTTAAGAACTACGACCAATATTTTTCAGAGGACTTTAACAATGTAGATAATTATTTATCTTGGTTAAAAACTACTCCTCCAATTAAAGCAAAAAAACACTTAATCGATTATACTCGCAAAAGATTTGAAAACAAGGATATCAAGTTCACTCCACCAGACTTGTATTACATGTTGGCTCAAATGCCCAATATTGATTATTATCGTAAAATGTGGAGTTCTTACTCAGAGTTTTCTAAAGACTTAGGAGTGGACTCTTGGTTTACTGAAAACTTGCCCAAAAACTTTTGGGAACAAAATAGTAAAGATATGCAAATATTTGTCGATACTAGAGAACAAAAGCCTCTTAACTTCGATAATAGCATGAAGAACAAGTTAGACTTCGGTGATTATACCGCAGCAGGAGAATATTATTCAAAAACCTTTGTAGATAGAAAAGCTCAAGATGATTTTAGACAAACCTTCGGAAAAGATATTGAAAGATTCAGGCGCGAAATGGATCGTTGTGTCAAGTTTAATTCTTACATGTTCATTGTTGTCGAGTCATCTATTGGGAAAATCGAAGAAGACAACAAAGTATCGAAGTTTAAATCGAACTTAGGTTACTTGTGGCATAATGTGCGTAGTCTTATGGTAGACTACCCAGAAAACATACAGTTTGTTTTTGCTTACTCAAGAGCAGGAGCTAAAAAGATAATTCCAAAAATACTATATCACGGCCAAGACTTATGGCACGTTGATGTACAATATCATTTAGAGAAAAAAGTTCATGGCATGGCAGAAAGGAAAACAGCGGTATCGAAATGATTACTCCGCTACAGAATTTAATTCTTATTTAAAAACACTTGATGGCGACTTGCCTGATGAGGAAGCTAAGTATTTGTTATATAAGTTCTTAAGAGCTAATATCGCATTTACCTCCGAATTATTTTTGGGGGTAAAATTATTTCCTTTCCAAGCTATGGCTATTAAGGGGATGATGGTATCGGACTATTCTATGTTCGTATTCTCTCGTGGTATGTCTAAGACCTTCTCTACAGCTATTTATGTACTACTTGAGTGTCTTTTAAACCCTACTGCCAACATAGGTGTTATTGCAGGTAGCTTTAGGCAATCAAAACAAATCTTCCAGAAGATGGAGGACATCCTTAGCAAGCCGGAGGCAAAGCTCGCAAAAGAATGCGGAGTTAAAATAACAAAAGGAACTGACCAATGGACTCTAAAAATAGGTAATAGCCGCGCTATCGCCTTGCCATTAGCCAACGGAGAACGACTAAGGGGATTTCGATTTAATAGGATTGTGCTGGATGAGTTCTTAACGATACCAGAAAAGATATTTAATGAAGTTATTATACCTTTCCTTGGCGTAGTGGAAAATCCAATTGAAAGAGAAGAACTACATAAACTAGAATCCCGCCTAATCGACAAAGGCGAGCTGAAAGAAAATGAGAGGTATGTATGGCCCAATAACAAGTTAATAATACTTTCATCTCCATCCTTCAAATTCGAATATATGTTCAAGCTCTATAAAAAGTATGAGGGGCTTATTTTTGGGGAATTTGACAAAAATGATGATGAAGAGGGACAAGCTGCTGATGATGCTTATAGATTAATAATGCAATTAAGTTATGATTGTGCTCCTACTAGGTTGTATGATCAAAACTTGCTAAAACAAGCGAAAGAAACTATGTCTGAAATGCAGTTCAAGCGAGAGTTTGGTGCTCAATTTGTAGATGAGAGTGATGGTTACTTTAGATTATCTAAAATGGCGGCTTGCACTATTGCTGATGGAGAATTTCCTGCTGTTGAGGTAGTAGGGAACCCAAGTGATGACTACTTACTTGCTTTTGACCCTAACTGGGCGGGTAACACAAGTGCTGACCACTTCGCTATGCACGTATTTAAGGTTCTGAGGGACGAACAGAAGGTTTGCCTTGTCCATAGCTATGCTTT